AGTGTAGTCAGGCCAATTGTTTTCTGTGGTGTAGCTATTGACATGCCAAATTATTCTATTGTTTGGCTGCGCTGCGTAATTACCGTTTTTTAACGCTAATACGTGAGCACACTTGTGCTCTTGCGGTATTTCAGAATGTTCTGTATTTAGTATATTAGTCTCTGGATGCGCCCAGTCAATAGTAAAAAGATACTCACCTTTATAGAATTTTTTATCTTTACCCATAAATTTACCATTTATACCAGCCAACCAATCGTAACAATGCACACTAGGATAATAACTAAAACAGTTCCACAATTGTAACTCATCCACTCGCATATCTGGCACTTGATGTCGTCCGAATTCTTTTTGAAAAAACGCACTAATAGGTAATCTATAAAAAACCGCACCGTTCGGAAGCATACAATGAAACAGTATTGCACGCCCTGAAATAGAGCTGATACCAAAGACAACACAGTCAACAGAATCTCCTTTATGTTCTTTAAGATCATAGAGATACTCCCTTCTTATTTTGCAATAGATAGGTGGTATGTTTGCATTTAAATAAGCCATAAATAATCCTCATTTTATTTCGCCCCAGTTAGGACCTGATTCATAATCTACTTTATTAGGAACTTCAAGATCTACTGCTTGTTCCATGATTTGTTTTATTTTATCAGCATGTGAATCTGATTCAACAGAAAAATCTAACTCATCATGCACTTGTATGTGAGACAAAATACCTTCCTTGTATAATTCTACCATTGCTTTTTTAGTCATGTCAGCTGCACTACCTTGTATTAATTTATTTAAAGCTTTGTATGTAAATGCTCTTCTGGTAGAATTTTCATGCCAATAATTTTTCTTACCTGTGTCCTCACCTTTTTCATTTAACAAAGTAGGACCCATCTTTTGTAATTCTAACATTCTTTCATGATCTTCTGCAGGTACAAACGTACCCCAATCAGTGCCTTTTAGTATTGGCTCGTATTTTGGAAACCTACAACGTCTGTCTAATAAAGTTTTTACTTCACCTTTATCTTGTGCTTTTTTCATAGCTTTATTCATTAACTGTTTCACAAACGGAACTTTATCGTGATATTTTTCAAAAAGTTCTTCAGCTTTTTCTTTTGATACACCTAATTCTGCTTGAAGTTTTGCCTTACCCATACCATAAAATAATCCAAGATTAATTGTTTTAGCCTGACCCCTAGGTATCTCAGCCATCTCAGCTACAATTTTGTGGAAGTCTGTTGAGGGATCATTATCATATGAATCTGCAATTGCATTTACAGATGGTAATTCTAATTTTAAAGCATAGTGAGCAACCAGTCTTGGCTCCTGTTGCGAGTAGTCAAAACAACCCCACTTGCATTTATCATCTGGAATAAATAATGATCTTATCATTGGTCCAGTGACTGGATCTCTTGCAGGTATTTGTTGTAAGTTTGGATTTGCATAACTAAATCTACCTGTAACCGTACCACCATCGTCTGACCTAATTTGATTTATCTCTGCATGTATTCTACCTAAATGCTCGTGTTCAATTATAGTATCAATAAATGTAGTTCTCACCTTGTTTATTTTTCTAGCTTCTGCTATTAGTTTAACTACAGGATGTGAATGATTAGTAATAAAATTTTTTGTAAAAGATGGTGACTTTGTTTTCTCAGTTAGGTCGTAAGATAAATTTAGGCTGTCAAAAACTTTGGCAATACTTGCTGCTGCCCATATTTGAACATCTATGTTACTATCTTTTTTTATTTTGTGCAGTAGCATCTCTTCTTGTAGTGCTAATTGTCGTTTCAATTCATGCGCTTTGCTCACGTCCACTTTCACTCCAAGAAATCTCATGTCAACAAGACAAGGGAAAAGACTAGTTTCTAAATCAAATATATTTTTTAAATTTTGTTCTTGAATTATTTTTTTAAATAGTTGCCAAAGTTCTAAAGTTAGCTCTGCATCTTTTTCTGCATACTCTCCAACTTCTATTGCAGGTAGTCTCCACATATCTGCTTTTGCATCTAAACCTCTTGCCTTAGCAGCTTCAACTAACTTTGTTTCATTTTTTCCTTTTTGTAAATATGTCCATGACAAAGTATTTAAAGTGTATGAATATCTATTTTCATTAATTAAAGATGCGGCGATCATTGTATCTACCACTAAACCATTGATTTTTATACCTAATTTACGTATCCAACATACGTCGTACATTGCGTTATGAAATATTTTTGTAGCAGGTAAAGCACAAACATTTGTAAACCATTCTATAACTTTTTCTCTGTCCATGTTTGGTCCTGTCTCATGTGCAATCGGATAATAACCTTTCCAACCTTCTACAGCTACAGCAAAACCAACTATCTCACCTCTGCCTACAACAGAACCAGATCCCTTCTTTTTTAATTCAGGATCTTTTGTTTCTAAGTCAATTGCAATCTCATCATACTTACTTAAGTCTGGAAATTTTTTTGGTGGTAACCACTCAGTTTGAGGTAGTATCATTTTTGTCCTTCTCTATGTTTTTATTAATTATATAATGAGCTACCATTGCACCAACAAATATTCCTACGATGCCAATAAATAACATTCCAAAACCATAACTAGCTGTCATTTTGTATCTTTCATTTTTTTTATTTCTAATTCACAATAATGAATTATTTTTTCTAAATCTTTTATCTTATCTTTCTCCAAATATCTACAAACATATTTCACAACGTTTCCTTGAAAAAAACTAAGATTGTTTTTCGAAATAAATTCGTAAGGCTGTATCGCAAAATTTTTGTAATGTGATCCTCCAATTTGTTTATCCTGTGGGAAAACGCCTTCGAATATTTTACTGTCTGTCATATATATCTACCTCCTTTTTTTATTTGGTGTTGGCATTTCTTTTAAATAAATTTCATATGCTTCTTTTATTTTTTTGTGCCATTCTAATTTATATTTTTCATCCTTAGTTTTATTATATTGCCTGGCCAATTCATCTATTTGATATTGAAGCATTCTGTTCATGTTAATATGTGGTAGATGTTAGTATGACGTGATTGATGATTAGATGTGGGATTCGAGACATCATACTAACTTGGTGACCAGCCACGGCACTACCACTTGCCGCTGAACTTATCTCTATCCCGATCGGTTTATACACATGGTATAAATTCATTATAATTTGTATCCTTTTCTTTGAATTCTTGCTTTTAATTTATATAAATTATTTTTTGCACGAGTAACTCCAACATACCAAACTCTATGCTCTTCGTCTTCTTTGTCTTGACTTTTCTTTATTGCTTTCAATATTTTATCTCCTAAATCTAAACATAGTATTACATTATCTTCTTCTCCACCTTTTATAGCGTGTATAGTAGATATCCAGATCCTTGGAGCCTGATCCAAATCTTCTTTGGCATCTAATAAACCAAGCAAATAATCTTTGTCTTCTTGTTCAGTGTTTTTAAAAGCCTCGTACCAATCTTTTTTGTAATCTGGTTCTTCTCCCATATATTCTTTTAGTTCTTTTAAATCTTTCTCCTCCAGTTTATTTCCTTGTTGTGCAAGCATATAGTTTTTTACAGCTTTGTACAGTCTTACTTTTATACTTTTACCTCTGTTACTTTCAAAATAAATATTCTTTTTTCTTAATTCATCTTCTATTTTTAATAATCTAGATACAGTTCTTGTTAGTATCAACCACTTACCCTTTGACAAATCAACTTGATCTAAGTTTGCTATATCTTCACATAAGCCCTCAAAATTTCTTGGGTAATAATTTTTTATTTTTCTTTCACCTAAAATATTTTCCACACACATTTGTGATTGTTCTTGAACTGACTTAGATATTCTTTTTGAATATTTTAATATTTTTTCTTTTGCAGGTTCAGTTATAAATCTGTTTACATCAGCTCCTGCCCAGGCAAAAATAGCTTGGTCATCATCACCTGCAAGATATATGTCCTTGCTTTTTTCTTTTAGTTTATCATACAACTTCCACTGCAGCGGTGATAGATCTTGTGCCTCGTCTATAAACACAACATCAAATTCTGGAATTTTATTTTCTTTAATCAATAACATTTCTATCATGTCATTAAAATCAATAAGTTTCTTTTTGTTTTTATATTCAGTATAGTTTTCTGATATGTGCTTTAGCATAGACCAATCAACTTCTTTTGAGTTATGTTCTCCACGATCAAATTCATTTCTTACATCAACACATCTATTTATAGACCTGTGTATTAATTGAAAGTATGGATTGTCACAAGTTAGAAAGTGTGATTCTTCTTTGTTGTACCTGTCATAGTATTTTACTCTTACATTTAATTTCTTTCCAAAGTTCTCATAATGATATGGTTGCATCACATCTTCCTCTTTTAAATTTAATAAATTAAATGCAAAAGAATGAAGTGTTTGAAAGTATACAAGTTTTTTATCTGGTGCTGGCATTCTTCC